CAGATATGAGCGTTCATGTTCGTATTTACCGGTATACCACCACCCATGAAGTATATGGAGAGACTCCTATGAATTGGAAAGGGGAAGTGGTTCGTGCCCGTTTATTAAATGTGATTGCAGAGGATAAAGAACGAACAAAAGCTTTATCGGAATGGATTGCACCGATTGCCAAAGAGGAACACCGTCAAACCTTGATATTAAGTGATCGACGAGAACACCTGGATGATTTTAAAACTTATTTATTAACACACGGAATCACATCGATTGGACACTATGTAGGAGGTATGAAACAAGCAGATCTCAATAAAAGTGCATTATGCCGCGTTGTCTTAGGAACCTTTGCTATGGCGGCAGAAGGTATGAACATTCCTACACTGAATACCATTTTACTAGCAACTCCTAAATCTAGCATTGAACAATCGGTAGGACGCGTCTTACGCCAAAAACCAGAGGAACGAAAATGTGCACCTCTCATTCTAGATGTCTTAGATACAGCGCATGTATGTTGTAATGGACAGTGTGCTCGTCGTAGAAAGTTTTACAAGAGTTGTGGATATCAAGTGGAAGTATGGGATCAAGGATTACCACCTAAGAAAAAGAAGGAAGAGAGTGAATCTGAGGAGGAAACAGTCTCTACCACCTTATGTTTAATTGAAGATTAACTTTAATTAACTTTGATAACAATAGAGAATGAAACGATCCGAATTGATTCTAGTGATTGGATTATTGGCAGTGAGTGCCACCTTGGTCTCAGGCTCGCTCCGTCTTCCTCCATCTGCAGTCCTTCTTTTAGCCTCTCCTCTTACAAAAATTGTTTTAGTTGCTGCTGTAGTATATGCTTTTATAAAAAGTCCTACAGTTGGAATTGCGGCAGTTGTTACCATGGCAGTCCTTTTATTTACGCGTAATATGAGTTTGGTCAGTTCTGAAGGATCTTTTTTAACGGATTGGATGAACTCCTACATGCAATCCGATCCTACGAAGGATATGTTGGATCCTGCTCCTGCTCCCGATTCTTATCCTACAGATCGTGCTCGTCCTGAAGGATCTACGGAAGATCGTTCTTACTCGTATCGACCAAGTGAGGATACAGGGTCCGATGAGTTTACCCGGTTTGGACCTGAGATGGATGAAAAAGTAGCTGTTTTACATTAAATATAAAAATTGATAGATACATACTACTTGTAGTAATATGTATATATAAATGAATATGCAAAGTACTCCTATTGCTCCCGCTGCTGCACCTGCTGCACCTGCTGCACCTGCTGCACCTGCTGCACCAATCTTAGAGATTCCAGAGGCTTCTATTGATCTAGAAGAGATCCCTCTTCTAGAACCTAGCGATATAAGTGATGAAAATAAAGAACTATGGTTTATATTAAATCAACTTCCGATAGAATTAAAAACATATGGATTTGGATATTATATGAAACAAGTTGAAAATCAAATGGATTTACTGGACAATCAATTCTATAGTTCTTATTTAGCAAATTATTACTCTCATTATGGTTGGAATAAAATGTGTTCTTTTGCAAATTGGGTAGATCGTGTCCAATCCAAGGTAGGAGGGGTTCGTCCAGGTGCAAATGCTGATCAGATTCTTCATCTTGTGAAGACAGAGGCGATGAGCATTATAGAAGCGGCAAGACATCTCTTTAGTCGCAATCAAATGATATATTATGGTTGGTGAGCAGCACGTTCCTTTGCCCATAATACTGTCATGGTAATCGCCCATGTAAACATAACAATTACAAATAATATAACTCCAATTCCTGTAATAATTGTACGATTATCATATACACTCGTTATAATTGCAGATGGAATACTTTTTATACCTTCTACTGCATCAGATCCTGTCGATGCGACAGTTGATGTAAATGTAGGATAATTATACACGAGTAATATATATAACATGATACAAAAAATAAATAGTGCAATTAATCCAGCAATAATTGTTTCAATACCTGTTGCAGTAGTAAAAAAAGAGGGAGAGGAAGGAATCGAGATTGATTCACTTGGTGGTGGAGCAAGTTCATCAGCCAAGGAAATTGGTACACCATCTTTATCCAAATATAATTGTCCATTTTTTATATTTTTAGAGGGATTAACTGGATAACATTTTACAGCAGATGTATTTACACTAGAAGATCCAACTCCTGTATTTGAATTTGTAATATAAAGGGATCCAGATGGAATAAATGTTAACTTTGCTAAAGTACCAGCACTTGAATCGATTCGCATATGAGACCCTCCTAACGTAAGTGTAGGTGCAGGTGATACTTTTCCAATAAGTGCATTATATTCATCTACATTAATTGTACTACTAATTAATCGCGTTCCTATTTTATTTGCAGTATCATTCATTATAACCAAATATGTGATAGGATTCATAAGAGATGTTGAATCGCAGGTTGAGACTGTACGTATATCTTGTCCAATATATTGAAGCACCGCATTGTTAGATGTAAATGAAATAGTGGTTGCACCTGATAGATCTTGAAATAACGTGGATAAAAGAGGAGGGCGTGGACCTCCTGGTGTTGTATTAAGAGATTTAAGATATTTAGCAGCATATGTTGTATTTGCAGGTTGATTTGCAACAACTCCAATTGGTAATACAAGTGCAAGAATTTGATTCATATTATTTTTAAAAAAAATATATATTTCTAATGGAGCAGATCTGTATAAGGAAGACTCGCTACCATCTGTTGGAGATGCAATTGCAGATTGACCACTAATATCGACCCATTTATATATTGCATGATGTCCATGCAGAATTCTCATATCATATAAATTATATGTAACACCATTTAATGTAAAACTATTTTGTATATTTTCATCAATATAAATTCCACCACTTTTATCATATGGATTTGCAATCAATCCGTTTCCTGATTCAAGTGTCCAAAGGCGAGATCCTGCATTTCCATACTCATTTGAGCGTGATGAAATTCCTGATAGATCAAATGTATCTGTAAATCGAATTGGTGTTTGATTACATGCAAATCCAATGGCACTCATCTCTACAAAACCCCAGGAAGATATCTTGGTGTAGATGTACGATAGATAGTTGCAGTATAGGCTTGTCCTAGAAGAGGAGCACTCACAGAATCTCCATCAAAGATTTCATTGCATCCATTGTCATCATCACAAGGACGATTTCGATTACGAATGGGAACTTGTATTGGATTCATTCCATCGGAACGGGTATAGTAGTTCCATCGATCACGGTTAGAAGCAGCACGGCGACCAAAGAGAGGTAAGAGTGTGCGATTCGGGGTTGCACTATTATCAGTTCCACCGGGAGCAGCCAAGACACCAATTTGTTGATACTGTTCAGGTACTCCTAACCCTTGTGTTAGTGCATTAATAGGTGTTGCGCCCATTCCTGCTAATATTGGACGAGAAGGATAGCCACGAAGATCAGGAGCGGTAAAGAACGAGCGTTCGGGAGATAAGGGAGAAAAACGAGGATCTGATTGCTCCACTACGGTTGTGTGAGATGCACCATCTTTCACCACAACAATGGAGGTTTCTTTGAAGTATAATACCGCACCAATAACAATCACAGCAGCAATAAGAATCAATAAAAGCATGATAGAAGTATCTTGTGATGTGGAGCTAAGAGCCCCTCCTATCATACGTCGTAATCGTTTCCCCATCTTATGACTATTCTATTTTTAGACGATTATAAAAGCTTATATCCCTTTTTCAAGAGCTATTTGTTTTCGCGCCAACTCAATTGGAGATAAATTCATAATCTGAATACGATACGTCCATAGTTCTGGATCTAACATTTTCTTTCCAATCTTTGTGACAGATTTTATCATTTTGGTGATATCTTCTTGTAACGCATGTTTCTCATCAAATCCTTCTGTAATAGATCCTTGTAAGTAGCTTAGAACTCCTAACAAGAGACATGCAAGTATAAACGCTCCTAACAACCATCTCCAGCGCATCCTCTACTTAGGTTGATGTAGGAACTCCTCCGAAATAGGATTGAAAGGTATTCATCATATTTTTTCCATCTTGCATCAATGGCTTTAATGTATTCAGTGTTGACATTAACTGTTTTTGCGTTTCCATCAATTCCTGGGTATCCTTGGTCATCGCAGCAATCTGATCGGGTTTGAGGCTCTTGTACGCATTCATAAAGGTAGTACCCGCATCTAGATGAAATCCCTTATCATCCTCTTCGGAAGGAAGTTTGTATTTCTTTCCCAATTCAAAAAACTCAGCACGGGATCCATTGTCGGGAGGGGGTGCTTTCTTGCCTGATGTGGATGGTTCCTCTTTTCCAAAGGAAGCAAGGTCTGGATCATCTTTCTTCACTGCAGCCAGCGCCTTTTCAATTGCAGATTCAGATTCAAATCCCTCCATACGGCGGCGTTCTGCAATCAAGAGCGCTGCAATTGTTCCAGCCAAAATTGATGCAATCAGATTTCGTTTGGATAATGAATAGACTAACAGACCGACACCCAGTCCAAGACCAATATAGAGTGTTTGTTGTCTGTAAAATAAATATACAGCAGATAAAATGGCGACCATGGCAGCGGCATGAAACGGGGTTGTGATCTCTTTGAGGTGCATCCTTCTATCTCTTCCTACGATTTATACGCCGGGTGTAACATCTTCCACCAACTCTAATTTACTCATACTCCAATCATATATGTAATACTTCGAAAGAGAATAAAGGCTCCTGCTACAAAGAGTGCTTTTGCACTTAATCCAATCCAACTTAATGATCCGCCTACAGAATAGAAAATAGGAATAACAGTGGATCCATAGGTATGAACTGCCGGAAGAGAGATTAAAAATACAACAAGTCCAATAAAAAGAGGATCACGGAGCCAATCAAGAATGGCACTTGCAAAATTCTTTCGAGGAGCAATATAGCGTTTTGTTGGCATTTCCTCTGGTTCTTCTTCTGCGTATACATTACGAGGCGCGTATTGAGGGATGTGCGGCATCATTCCGGGTCGAATCGGTCCTGATGCGCTATCATCATGAGGAGAATAGGTAGGAATTCCTCCCATAGGAGGACTAATCGCTCCTTGTACCGATGCACCCGCTTGATCCATTTCAGCAAGGATTTGTTGCATAAGTGCACCATCTGCTTGATTGGAAGCAGATCCTGATTCTAAACTTGAAATAGGTGTTCCGAGATCCATTTAGTGATGGTTGCGATTTACCCTTCCTTATTTCTCCGCATTACTCCAGATCTGCAAAAGAAAGTGTTTCCACAATTTCTTTGGCTTTTTCACCTGTTGGGCATTTCTGTGGTCTTGGAATAAACTCCACACATTTGCTTCCAAATTGAAAAGCAGCTCCTTTAACATCACTGACTGGCGGTCCGCGTAGAATTAAGCATTCGGGACCTTTGCATAACGGTCGAAATAAGGCAGCTAAGCCGAATCCTAGTATAATACTAATTAAAGTTGGCATTCCTGGTATTTCCATTATTCCGATCCAATCAAACATAGTCTCTACTAATACATCCTGTAATAGTAGAGAATGGTTTGGAAATTTTTTGGAAAACTAGAATTTTTTCCATTTTTATGCGGATTAGCAGTAGGAATCTTTGTAGTGTACATTTTGAAACCAGCTCCCATGGTGATTCAAAAAGTACCTAATCTAGAAAATGCAGGAACCTTGATATATAAAGACAGAAATGGAACCTGTTTTACCTATGATGCAAAGCCAGTTGATTGCAATAAGGTTGAGGATAAACTTAAGCCGTTTTCTTTACAATAGGGATAGATCGTTCTTCAAATGTATAGGGGAATGATTGAATCATACTGACAATTTGATAGCGTTTGGTATCGTCCACTGGATCAAATGGAGGATTATATGTTTCAATCAGATTTCGAACAGGAGTCATAGCAGTTTGAAGTGCATCCGATGCAAGTTCTAAGTCTCGTTGCAAGCTTCCAACCGTTCGTGTGATTCCAATTCGTGTAAGGGGATCTTGTGTAATGGATCGTTCTTCCACTTTTGCAAATAGCTCTTTCTCAATTCGATGCACCTCTTCCATTGCTTGTTCAATGCGTTCTTCACGTGTAAGTTTTATTGCTTGTAATATTTCATTTGCTTTATCGAGATGTTGTGATCGTTGTAATAAAGAAATAAGATCGTATCCACGTCGGACAGGATATTCACGGATTGTTTTAGATAGGTCTTTTGGATCTAATACTAATAAAGCACCATCAGTGGCTCTCATTTTGAGAGTAGGTTGTTTCCGATCTTTGTAGGATGTGATCCAACTTTGAATATCTTTGATGGTTCGCTTATCGCTCATTCTAAATGTACAATACATTTAGAATGAACACTGGGTTGTTAGTATCATTGATGTTTGCATGCGGAATTCTAATTTTATCTGTTCCATTTATTTGTTTTACAATTGCAAACATTGTATTCGGGATACAAGGAATCCCTCCTACACTTTTGTTCATGACATTCTTCATAACAATTCTAATGACATTTCTTCTAAGTTCAGCATCCTTTTCATATCTTCAATATGATTCATGTAAGAAGGTGAAAAATACAAAACAGATTTTTGCAAATGCAGGAATTGCAGCTGCAATTCAATTTGTAGTGATCTTATTTGTATATATCACAGGATGGACAAGTATTCCAAAGAACATGCTTCCTGTTTGGTTACCATACTTGGCACGAGAAGGATTAGGCTATGGTTATTATACATTTTTCGCAAGTATGTTTGGAACTGTTATAGGTGGAACCCTATCTGCAGTTTGTTAACGCCTGCGCCGTATAAATGAGTTTACTTCTTGTGGTGTTGGTGGTTCCGATCCATAATAAATGTAATTTGCTCCCGTGGAATTGACATGGTCTGGATTTATAATGTAATATCCAGATGGTTGAACTGGCTCTGGTTCCAGTATAGATGCAACAGATGAAACTGGTTGTATATCTGATACAATCTCAACACCTTCTGAAGAATTTGTAAGAGGTGTAATCATCATAAAAAAACAAGATGCAATCGCATAACTAAGAAGTGCCCATACAAGAACAAACATCCAAAACGGAAAAAGGGTGTGATGTTCGGAATTGGAAAGACCAAATTCACGCCATGTTCCACCGGGGCGAAACATACTGGTTGGACGAATATACAACACTACCGCAACTCCCGTTAAATAGAGAATACATGCAGTCATCAAGGTGGAGCTGAACATCTTGTAATGGGTCTCGTTATTTCCCTTCTGATAATGTGTAAGCATCCCGCATCATTGAGCGTAGCATCTCCTCCGGAACTTCTTTTTTTCCTTTTTTAATGAGACCTTTTTCTTCAAGTTCTTTGCGTAATTCATCCAATCCCATTGTTGCTACTTTTTTAGCAATTGTCTTTCTAGCTTTCCTTGTCTTTGGATCCGCTTCTGCAATCATTATACTTATATTTTTAGCCTTAAAGATACGTTTCTTTCGTGTTAAGGGAATGGATGGTTTCTTTTTATCTGATATCTTTGATACTTTTGTAATTTTTGGAACAATTTTTACAACAGTGGTTGCTGGTGCAGGTGCTGGTGCGGGTACTGGTGCTGGTGCAGGTGCGGGTGCTGGTGCAGGGGCAGGGGCGGGTGCTGGTGCAGGGGCAGGTGCAGGTGCAGGTGCAGGTGCGGGTTCTGATGCATGTACATCCACTAATTGTCTTATTTTTGCCTTTCTTGTACGTTTCTTAGAAGGTTCTAGAAAGGCAGCAGCATCTCCTGTAACAGTAACCACCTTTTCATCGGGATTCACAGATTCCATCTCTCCTAAAGCTATCGTACAAAATTGATAGAGGGATCGATTTTTTTGAGGTGGTTAAAATATGGAGTCAGCACATCAAAGAATCTTTGATCTTTTGTTTGCACAAGGAAATGGAAAATATATTGTAAATCATCAGCGTGAAAGCGTTGATCATTTTATGGAATTTGATATCAAAGATACAATTCTGAGATATTGTCCAATTCATGTGATTGGATCACCTGATCGCACTTTAACGGGAACAACGCGCGCTGCAGCTGGTACAGCTGGCACAGCAGTTCGCATTTCCGTAGAAGATACGATGGTAACTCCATCGGGAACGGCTCCTGCAGTGGCAGCACCAGATGGAGTGAGTCCTTCTGGTGGTCCTCCCCGTGAAGTAGAAGTGATTGTAAAATTTGAAAATATTAGTATTCGAAAACCAACAATCTTTGAAAATAATGGATCGATTACACCCATGTATCCCAATGATGCACGGCTTCGTAATTTAACATATTCTGCACCAATTTACGTGGATTTGAATGTCACAACAACTATGTACGATCCTTCCACAGGAGAGAAACAGACTGCACAACGGACATTGCCTCACGTTATGGTTGGAAAAATTCCAATTATGGTAGGATCTAAGTTTTGTCTCTTAAGTGAATCTCCTGAAAAGACGCCTCGCGAACTAGGAGAATGTGCCCAGGATCCCTTTGGATATTTCATTATCCAAGGAGGAGAACGAGTTATTTTGACCCAAGAACGTATGGCAGAGAATCGTATGTTTGTCTTTCGCAATAATCGTGGAAAGACAAAGGAAGCAGAAGTTATTGAATGCAAATCAATTGGTCCTGATAATGAGGGAACTCCTAAGTCCATTGCGGTTAAGATTCTTTACAATGCAAAAAATCCTACGGGTGCTCAACATATTCGTGTGACGCTTCCACGCATCAAAGCAGAAGTGCCACTCTTTATTATGTTTCGTGCATTAGGCGTGATTTCTGATAAAGAAATTGTAGAATTGATCTATGGAAATATAGAAACTGAATATGATATGATCTTAATGGAATGTATTTTAGATGCTGGTGATATTTTCACCAAGGAAGCGGCACATGAGCTTCTTTCTCGTCATTTAGGAAGTGGAGGCGGAATTCGTGAAACGTTAATGGCATCAAGTCTCGGCTCAGTGCGCTCTACACGCGATAAAGCTGTTCTTGAAATTCTAGCGGAGGAGTTTCTTCCGCATGTAGGAGGGGCTGACATGATGTATGAGAAAGCTTGCTTTCTTGCTGTTATGACCAAAAAGGTATTAGATGTATATCATAATAAGATCCCGTATGATGATCGTGATGCATATCCAAATAAGAAACTAGAATTACCTGGAAATTTATTAGGAAATTTATTTCGGTTCTATTTTGGAACCAAACTGATTAAGGATATGAAATCCACAATTATGAAAGAAATTCACAATGGTACATTAAAAACGACTGGTAAGTTTGAAAATATTATTAATCCTTCTAACGTCTATAAGATTTTGAAGAGTACGATTGTGGATGTTGGAATGAAATCCTCTTTAGCCACTGGCAATTTTGCGATTGGAAAGATGGGAACAAAAACAGGAATTAGTCAAGTATTAAATCGCTTAACCTATCTTGCAGGTATTTCTCATTTACGACGTATTAGCACTCCGATTGAAAAGACTGGAAAGTTAGTGCTTCCTCGTAAATTGCATACCAGTCAAGTATTCTATATGTGCCCGTGTGAAACACCAGAGGGGCATAGTGTAGGAGTTGTAAAGAATTTAGCATGCACTGCTACCGCAACATTACCTTCTTCTCCTGCTCCTATTCTTAAAATATTATATGATGAATTACACCTCTTACATTTGAATGAATCAACGTTAGAAGAGCGTCAAACATGTATCCGCATCTTTATTAATGGAGCGTGGATTGGAATTGTAAAGATGCATTCTATGAAAGCAGTTCACGCCCTTCGCGTTGCAAAACGCGCAGGACGTATTCATCCTTTTACAGGAATTACGTATTCACCAGATACACATGAAGTGTGGATTAATACAGAAGGAGGACGATTAATTCGTCCTGTTTATTTAGCGGCAGCTCTTCGTGAAATTCGTGATAAAACACTTCCCTTTCCATGGAATCGTGCCAATGATTGGAATGAATTGATGCGCTGGGTAAGTCCTGGTGGAAACAGTCTCTTTGAATTTATTGATCCAAGTGAATCAGAAAATTGTTACATTGCTCGCACGGTACAAGATTTGAAAGAGGATCATACCCATGTGGAAATTCATCCTTCTGCAATTTTGGGAACGATGGCATGTAATATTCCTTTCTTACACCACAATCAATCTCCCAGGAACGCATATCAATGTCTTTGGGAACATGAAACAGTTCGTATGGCAGATGGATCTGAAAAAGAAATTCGCGATGTAAAAGTAGGAGATTTTGTATTAACACACGATAAAACAAGTAGTCGTGTCATACATCAATTTGTTCGAGAAGCAGATCAAACTGTTTATAAACTTACATTTCATAATGGAAAAGATATTATTGCAACAGAAGACCATAAATTTATGACAAACGATGGATGGAAAGAAGTACGCGAACTAATCGATGTACCACGTCCTATCTTGGCATACTCTGCGGATCAAACAATTACAGAATATACAATTGTAACGATTACACAAATATGTGATTCAATTTTAGTAAGTGATATTACAGTTGAAAGTGAGAATCATAGTTTTATTACTTCTCACGGAATTATTAGTCATAATTGTTCAATGGGAAAGCAAGCCATGGGACTCTATGCTCTAAATTACACAGAACGCTTAGATACAATGTCAAATGTTCTTTGTTACAATGATCGTCCTTTGATTAGTTCCTATATGGCAAAGTATTTTCGTGCGATCGATATGCCAAGTGGTAAAAATATTATTGTAGCACTTGCTATGTATGGTGGCTATAATCAAGAAGATTCCATTATGATTAACCGAGCATCGATTGAACGCGGTTTGTTCCGTTCCTTCTTCTATCGAACGTATAAGGATGAAGAGAAGAAGAATCAAGCCTCTGGAGAGGAAGAACGTTTCTGTAAACCAGATCCTACTCTCATAAAGAATGGAACATTAAAAAGAGCAAATTATGAAAAATTAGCTACAGATGGATTAGTTCCAGAAAATGTATATGTAGATTCTGACGATATCTTGATTGGTAAAGTAGTTCCGATTCGATTGCGTGCTGCTGAAGGTGCTAGTGTAGCGGGTGTGAGCCATAGTGCATTAGCCGGATTGAGCGCTGCAGCAGCTGCTGCAACTGTTCAAGCTGCAGGTGGAAAGCGATATCGCGATGCAAGTAAAGGATTACGAAATAATGAAACCGGCTGGGTCGATAAGATTTACAGAGGACGAAATGGCGAAGGATTTAGCTTCGTCAAGATTCGTGTACGAAGTGAACGCATCCCTACCATAGGGGATAAACTCTGCTGCTATGATCCTGAAACTGAAGTCCTTACTGACCAGGGGTGGATTGAATTTCCTAAACTAACAATGGATCATAAAGTGGCATCTCTTGTTGGAACTGACAATGATACACTTCAATATACAATACCGAAGAGAGTATTCTCGTATGATTATACAGGTCCAATGTATAAATTAGAAACAAATCAAATTAATTTGCTGGTTACTCCCAATCATCGCATGTATGTTGGAAATCGATCTGGTACTAAATGGAATATTGAAAAGGCGGAAGATATTATTGGACAACGTCGTAAATATAAAAAGAATGTTGAAAATTATAATTCCATTGGTTTCACAATGCCATCTGAATTTGT